CTCCCGCCACCCACCTACCCCCCCCTCTTTTGAGGAGAGAAGAGAAGATGGGAAGAACGCAGTCACCTGACCTTACGGCCTGGTGACACTATGCGTACCGGTTCGTACGACGGTGCTAGACGCGTCATACTTCGGACCCGATGGTCCACGTATGTAGCCTCGGCTCTATCTACGTCTCGTCTGATCAATGGCTGGGGTAGCCATTGACTTTGATTCACGTAAACCTTCTTGAAACCGAATCCGGTGACGGCATCTCGGGGGATTAGGAACCCCTTCGACACCAGCTCACCGTAAAGGCCACAAGCGAGAACGGTCCCCGCCCGATAGCCATCCAGCGACACCTCACGGTGCCTAACTGGGACATAGGCGATTATCCGTTCCGTGCTCCTCGAAGCCCAAGACCACTTCAACTCCACATCGTGGACAACAATGTCACCAAGGCCCTCAGGGCCTCGACACTGTCGAACTCGAAGTGGAAGTGCATCTTGGATGCTAAACCAAACACCAGCAAGTGGACCAAGACCCCCGAAAAGGTTCTGGCCCAGCCGGCGTATGCCATTAGCAAACGCAATAAGTTGTTGCGGTTCATCGAGGACGTCTTTCAAGTAGTAAGGCCGGACTGGCCTTCCCGCCCAAAAGTCGCCACCACAGGATTCCTTAAAAGCACCCCCGACGAATGACTTATCGTCATTTAGCCGGAAGCCCAGGAACCTGAGGAGTGCGATAACGTTGTCGGCACCTCTACTGTCGCAGAGGATATCGTCACCAAAGACTCGAGTTGGCATATACGCGCCGTCGTCAACCGCCACCGAAGTGGCATAGTCGGCTATGACGTAGAATATAAGCGTCTCGAGCTCAAAGGTGAATCCGTTACCCATGCTGGAAAATTTCTCCAGTCTAACCCAGTGGTCCAAAGTGCCGCTCTGAGGCTCGCGCCCCAGGACAGCTGCACTGTCGCCCCCAACCATCCTAGTGAAAGGAGATCGGAGTTCATCGAACAGTGTGAACCATCGGGTGGTAGCAGCAACCTAACCAGGTTGTAAGCCACCGTGTCGCTCGCATTGCTCAAGTCCAAAGTAGCGTAGGAGCCAGAGATACTGGCCTCACAGGCG